CGACTTCGTAAATGTATCCTGATGCGATCCTGCCGTTGCTCTACCTCCACCACCAGTTACTTGTAGACCCATGAGAAGGAACTGAACCATCACGTTAAGCATAATCATTCCGTTGTGATGTTCAATTGACTTCATTACATCTACTGGTTGTCCCGGTAGTTCTGCAAAGTAGAATTTAAAGCCAGGAGGTAGAACGATGCCGCCAAACTCATTTGTGCGTACATTCTGTACTAGAAGTTTCGCTGCTTTGATTTCATTACTCTTTGCGCCAGGTGGAGCTTCAACAACAGGGAATCCCATACCATGACGTTCTTTCTGGATTCCATCAATCTTGTAAAGATTGTCCTTGTAATACCAAGGCTGATAAGCTGTTCTCAGAATAGACTTACCTTCTAGGTTCCCGCCCTTTTTGTTGAAGCTAAAGATAACGAGTTTGTTGATATCCACAGTTACATCTTCAAACTGGTTATTCTTACGAAGAGCACGCTGCTCAACACTTACAGGGCCACCGTTATCGTCATAGTTGATCTTCTTGATAGTCGGCGTCTGCATTGGGATAAACTTCTTGAGCATCGTGTACTTACGCCTATTAGCTCTTTCACGCTTTGGTGCCCATTCACGAGTTTCATATACCTTCTCAAATACAGAGAAGCCATATTCATACATGCGAAGGATATCTTCTAGCACCAATAGAAATGGAGAGCTAGTTCCCTTCATAAGATTGAACTCGACAAATTCTTGAATGTCAAGATTTTCGGGAGAATCATCATGTGCTTCTACAAAGAACGTAGCTCCCATAATTGGCATCTTTCCTGCTCGCAACGAAACATCTACAGCAGGATCAGCACTTGACATTGCATCGTAAACCCTGACAGCTTGCGTAAAGTTGCCAAGTGCGGGAACCCTATCTCTAGTGATTCCTCCGCGTGATGAGCCTTGTTCGTTAAATGCACCAGCATCGACAGGAACAGCACCTTTACCCTCGCTAGTAAGAGTGGTGCCAGAATCCCTTTTACGCGGATCGACAGTTTCAGTCGCCCGAGTATAAATATCGTAATCGGTATTTTTATAGATACGATCGAAAAGGCCCATAATGCCCTATCTAGAACCCAATCTCATTTGGCGTTCTGATGAACGGGGTGTTTTGCTGGAAAAATGTCCAACCCTCGCTGTTCAACTCTTTTGCAGAGTACACATCGCTAAGGCGGGAACCGTATCCGTGGACGAAGTAGTAAGTAAAGAAATATCGAAGTGCGTCAGGGCCATGATCGTCGTAATCATGCTGTTCTTCTGGTGCGTTCTTACCATCCTTAGCTTCCTTTAGATGGAGATTTTCCATCTGGCGAATTAGCTCGGTGCATGTAGAACTAATAAGAAGCTTCGGCCTACCGTTAGATTGCGGTTTGAGCCAACGTCGGATAGCTTCATAACCTTGATGACGATCAACGTCCTGAGAAAACACTTGGCCTAATACAAGAGCAAGATTGGCAGCAGAGTCACCACCACGAGGATCGCCGTACATTGCATCTACATGGAATCCATCTGGATTCTGCCTGCCAGGAATGCCTTTATCGTGAACTCCATCACCCCTAAGAACAAGGCCATGCTCGTAAGAGGATAAATAACGCTCTTGGTATTCTCTCCAAACGTAGACATTATCTTCTGGATCAACCATGATATCTAAGCAAACAAATGCATCTGCGAATCCGTAGTCGAATACCCAGAAGTTTCGCCAACGAGGATTGTATCTAATCTCTCCTGGCACATGAATCTTAGGTACGAAGTCAGGATAGATACGTCCAACGAATGAAGTAAACTCAGCAGCAATTTCCTGTGAGAAAAACTGTGGACTAACTGTTTCTTCTATCAGTTTAATCTCGGGATCATTACGACCTTCAGGATAAACGATACGATTAGTCCATGAAGGCAATCGCCAAGATTCATAATCAGGATGCAATGTACGCAACTGACCCATCAGCCATAGACCTTGGAACCAGTTATGACCCTTTGGAGTCGATGTAAAGATTCCCCATCCTCGTTCATCCGCCAATGCAGGACGAATGAACATTTCCCATGTGTCTTTATCATGGCGAGCAGCCTCAGCCATAATGACGCCTTTAAGACCTTCGCCAAGTAGACCATCTTTACGATCAGCCGACTTAACTTCAATAACAGTTCCCCAAGGCATTTCAATACGCATCTGACCCTGAGTAACATTGTACTGTTTCTTGATCTTACCACCGAATCCTAATTTGACTACTAGATTCGTATATAGAACACGAAACTCTTTTTCACCCTGAACATAGTTAGGCCCAACGATCCAATAGTAGCCAGGATCAGTAGGATCAGAAGCAGCTACACTTAGCTCATTTCCACCAAAGGTCGTTTTACCCCAACGGCGACCACAGCAGGCGATTCTGAATCTCGCTCCCGAAAAGTGTACTTCTTCTTGTTCTGGCGAATGGGACTCATAACCTAACTTCTTGAATACGAATTTCTTTCGCTCAGGATCAATGATCGAATGCCGACGCTTGATGATTACTTCGTCTTGAATTGCACTCACTGGTCAATCATCCTCAACACGGAACTTTCCAGCATACAAGACAGGATTAGAAGAACCATCTGAATATTTGAAGTAGAGTCTGTACTCATCATTCGGCCATCCACCGCCAGTAGTTGTGTCGATCAGACAAACAGCTATCATAGGATGACCGATGATAAATGTAGGTACACCATTGCTGATCTTAACTACGTCGGCTGAATCTACTACGTCAAATCTAGGATTGGTAACATCTGTGGATAGATCGTCAATTCCTTCAAGACGATCACGCAGATGAATCAAGATAGGTTCAACTGTACCTTTCTTTAGAACTTCAAGTAATCCTTGGCCGGCCATTTATACTCCTGTCAGTTGCTTGGCCATACTCATATCGAATCGCTTATTGAGATAGATCACATATCGTCTGGTCATTCCGATAACTTCCAAATCCATCGACGGTGGAATAAGCGCGATGACTTGAATATCAAAGTAAATGACCGCTGTATCATTGTAGTCGAAGAAATCGACTGACGATGGTGTTATCTGAATTGCGACGATAGCTGCATCTACGAACTCAGCAACGTCCTGTGGAACAACACTTATCGTTACTGGTACAATGTTGGTATCTGTAAATTCAGCTACATCGGCACTCGCAGCCTGAATGTCAACATACACCTGAGCAGCGTCAGCGAAATCTGCAAACTCAGCACTCTGTGGCTGAATGTCGTAATAGACCTGTGCAGAATCGACGTAACCAGCAATATCTGCTGAACTTGGCTGAATATCAAAGTAAACTGAAGCAGCATCTATGAACTCAGCTATGTCAGCACTACTGGTACTGATATCTACCGTGATTGTGCTTGCGTCCGTACCACCTGAACCTACGAATTCGTCACTAGCTACTTGAATGTCATAGTAGACAGAGGCGGAATCCACGTAGTTTGCAATGTCGGCAGAGCTTACTTGAACGTCAATAAGCACTTCAGACGAATCTACGAAGTCAGCTACATCTTGCGTAGAAGCAGATATATCAAAGTAAACACTAGCGCTATCAACAAAGTCTTGAACGTCAGTTCCACTCGGTTGGATATCCACATAAGCTGTGGCAGCATCAACATACCCGGCAATTTCTGTAGCTGAAGTTTGAATGTCAACATACACTTCTGCGGCATCAGGAAACTCACGAAGAACTTGATCAGTACCACTAGCCTGAATATCTACGTAAACAGACGTAGCATCGGGAATCTCATGAACTTCCGTAGCAGACGTTTGAATGTCGTAATAGACTTGTGCTGAATCAATAAACTCAGTTATATCTACGGCGCTAGTTTGAAGGTCTATATAAATTTCTGCTGCGTCAAGATACTCTCGTACTACTTGATCCGTTCCCGATGGTTGAATATCATAGTATACCGACGCAGAATCTACGTAGTCGGCAATATCCGAGGTAGCTGGCTGAACATCGACATAAACAGATGCAGCATCAACTACCTCCATTATATCCAAACTAGAAGCTTGAATATCTATATAGGTTGTAGCCGCATCAACAAAATCTACAACGTCAGCACTTGACACTTGAATGTCAACATACGGAGTAGCTGCATCTGGAATCTCATGAAGTTCCGTACCGCTAGATTGGATATCCACATAGACTGTTGAGCTATCTGGAATTTCATGGGCTTCAGTTGCACTCGTCTGAATGTCAACATAGATTTCAGAAGCATCAGGAATTTCATGTGCTTCAACGCTACTAACCTGAATGTCTATATAGACTGTATCAGCATCTAAAGTTGGTGCAGTTACGCCAGCGCCATAAACAGCAGGATGCCGTTTCCACGACGCTTTACGCTGTGGACTCTTCCTATCCCTAATTGGAAATCTACGCGGCATCCTTAGCTCTTAACTCCAGTAAATGCTAGGCAGATTCATTAACCCAAAGAGTACCCGACATATTTGCATCATCAGCAGGGCCGGCCATTAATCTAAGTACAAAAAGATCAGCACCAGACGTTTGTGGCCCTAATCCTTCTGGATAGAAAAACTCATATCCTGCACGAACATTGAAAGCAAAAGATTCCAAGTTAAGTGCAGTACCCGCCGATGCAATCGTAGTGTTATAAACTTCGCATGTAAATCCTGCGGCTGCATCACCAGGAGTTACAGGACGTGGGGTAGGCGTAGAGTTTGGAGTCGAACCGGAAGTTGTATGTCCACGAATCCATCTAAATCGCAACCATTCTTCCTGTGCTTCTGCCAACTCGGTAAGCGTATAAATCTTGATACCTATTACTTCAATAGGTTTGTCAGTTGCAGCATCTAGCTCAAAGATGTCTGCATCACCACCGGCATTAGTTACAGTAACGTTTTCAAATTCTACAGTGTATACTCTTGACATAAAAGCTCCTTATTGAATCAACGAAACGTTAGAAATCTATGTCCAGGACGACGCTTAAAAACTGGGCCAGGAGAAGAAGCAGGTACATACTCAATGTATACACCTAGAGCATCGACAGACGCTACTCGTGTACCACTATCAGTCTTGCGAATGGCAACGACAGGAGAACTACTAAGAGTCACACTTGGAGCATATACAGGAGCGCCGAAGAATGATCGCCAGTTTGATGGGAAAGTACCAATAGCTCCAGAATCATTACCAAACGTAAAGGTACCAGCATTACCAACAGGATTCGCTTGCATAAAGATTGATCCTGTCTTGCTGTTTGTAGCGATATCTTCGCCAGTGTTAGCTACTGGATGAACTAGTATGATCGTATCGCTAGCTCCAAGACCTTTAGTCGTGTATGTTTCGCAATTGGCACGGTATTCGTCAGTAGCATTGTTACCAGACGAATCAGCAGATTCTATTTGTGACGTATTCGTAGCCGAACCTGAAACAACGCCAACAGGCGGAATGTTATTCACGGCCGTAGAAAGATCAATGCCAGACCCGCCAGCGCCTCCAACCCATGATCCATCTTGTGCATCAGAGATAGGAACAGAAAGAAGAATCTTACCTTCCCCAGGCCAGCTATTCTGATCAGTACCAGTATCGTCATTCAGAGCACAATCATCAACGTCCCCATTAATGGCTCCGCCAAGACTAGAAGGGGTAAAATTGATATCAACATGTGCTGTTGTGCTAAGACTAAATGTAGTTCCAGCTCCTTGACTTACACCATCGAAAAGAACTTCAGCATAATCGTCTGAAGCTCCGCTTTGTATCTTCCAAGCAACTTCAACGCGAACCCACTGGTTAAGAGGAAGAACGCCAGTTGTAAATAAATTGACGCCACCGGCTGTTCCAAGCGTTACAGTACCGTCAGGATTCCATTTCCATTCGACAATTACTGCACCAGCAGATGCTCGTACAAGCTGATTAGTAGTTGTACTTGCGGGATTGCCGTCTCTACGAACGTAGAAACGCAAAAAATATGTTGTACCTAAAACGCCTGCATGAGTATGAGCACATGTTGAATTTCTAATTCCATATGTTCCAGTACGAGCAGCGAGTGTAGAAGCGGCAGACGCACCAGCCGTATTTAAATCACCTGAACCATGTCCCCATTCCCAACCGGCTGTTACAAGTCTTGCCATTGTATAGAATTACGCAGGAGGCCAGGGTTCTACAGCTTGGGTTTCAATATCATCTGCAATACCAAGTAGATAAGCTGTCGCAGGTAGATACTTCTGACCGATTTGTCGAAGGAACGTAACAAGACCCGCTTTAGATACCTGCGATCCTGACACAACGATAATCGTCATTTGAGGATCACATACAGTCCAAGTACCATCACCGTTATTAGTAATTGTTTTCCACGACTCGACTTGTCCTGTTGGATCGAATGGAACGCGAACGCACGAATATGGTTCCGTCTGCGGAGCTTGTGGAGCAGAAGCCCAATCCTTGATACCGCCATTCCAATATCTATTAGCTACATTCTTTTCTTGAGCTGTTAACCCAGGATTAGATACTTCAGCAACGATTTCAGCTACGTCTTGACGATTATAGAATAACGCAAAGGTTGCCATTATTTTTTAGACCAGCCTTTATCTGGAAAGACGTTCTCAATAGCCTCTAAGAACATCATTGTGAGTCCTTCATAGCTTCTCTCAAGAGTTCGTCCAGTTCGTCGTTCAATTCGTTCACGTGTGTCAGAATCAATGTTCGTAAACGGCGTCTCATCTGAACCGTCGAGGTAATTTTTCGCGACTCTATCTGATCCAGAGTTGGGTTGTTGTATAGCCATGAAGCATGAATGAGATTTTTCGCTCCAAGTTTCGCAATGATATTCCTCTTATGAGTTTTGACTGTTTCATAAGAAACGAATAGTTTGTCTGCTACTTCCTGAGTAGTATATCCCTGCTCGCTAAGATGCAGAACTTCTGCTTCTCTAGAAGAGAGGCGATATCTCATTCTACTATAAGTAATTACCCTGCCTTGATCGTCGCAGTTACCTTCTCAGAGTCACCGTTGGCAAACGTTCTAGTAGCTGCGGTATCGGCAGCGACATAAAGCTGTCCAGCGTTTAGAGTTGTGCCATCCGTAATAGCCCAGGAGTTTGCACCATTAGGCGAGGGTGCTCCAGTAAAGGTAAATGTAACCTGATCGGCAGCAGTAGATTGTCCACCAGTAGAGAACGTGCTATCAAAGGTGGAAGTTCCCCAGTCAATACCTGCCTGGTTGATGCTCTTAGCAATAGTCTGACGTGCATAACCATTGGCAGTTGTGGAACCAATCTCGTTAACGTTAGAACCTGAAACTGTTGCACTCCATACACTACCGCGAGCCATGTTAGCGCCTGAACCTACTACAGTTGTAGATAGGCCCATTGTCCACGATGCAGGTGGAGTAATAGAACCTGATGCACCGAGTACATAATCGGTAAGTAGCTGGCTCATGCGCTGGAATACAATTGTCGCATTGTAAACCTGCATTTCACCATCTACAGATACACCTTCAAAAGCATCATCATGGTGCCAATGCTCGTTAATGTTGAGGTCGTCAAACATTAGGCACCACCTTTAATAGAATCGGCTGCCTTATCAATTTCAGTTGAAGATAGTGGTGCAGGACTCGTCAATTCTGGCATTAGGAACTTTGAGTCATGTGCGCCAGGATCGACAACCATAGGATGCGTCAAAGAACGGACTTCTGTGGCTAAAACCCCCACAGGTACGACGCCGTTATCATCCTGCAAATTATCGAGAAGGTCTTTAAATGCCTTCTCTAGTTCATCGGCAGTAAGTGTGTCTGATGGATTGTACTCGTTTGGGTGTTCACTGTAAAAGAGTGCTTTAACGATTCTTTCAGCAGGAGGCGACTCTTCATTACCTGGCCCCTGATACGCCTTTTCACCATTCTTAGCACGACGATGCTGTTCTGCAATTCCGCTAAGAGCTTCTTCCCTACTCTCTACGCTCATTACAGATGTTCTACCAGTTTCGTAGACTACTTCACAAAACAATTTCTGCTCCTTTCAACTACACGACTACACGACTACAACGAATCTGGAACGTCATTAATTGGTGCGCGTGGAGCTTCAAGACCAGCTTGCATTACTTCCTCATCGAACATTAGATCATCTAGAGGATAAATCCCCAATGGGATCAATCTAAGAGCAGCTTCAGGAGTCATCATTTTACCACTCTCTGCAAGCGCCTTATGTTCGGCTTCGGTGTGCTTATTGTTGTGTCTACGCCTCCATTCATCTAGTTCGATTTGAACTGCAAGCTGTACTTCTCCGTCCGATAGGAATTCATCGGTACGAGCCAACCAAGGCTGAAAACTATCACCGCATAATTTGCAATGTTGGGCCGGCCTAGTGATATCGAACATAAAACCATCTGATGGAGTTAGTCCGATTACACCGACCTCTAGGAAAATATGCGGCATGACTTAATGCCTCAATTTTAGTAGCATTCTTTATTCAGCCTTGGTATCGGCAGATTGCTTGGCGGCAGATTGCTTGGCGGCACTTTCCATCTCTTCAAGAAAGTCTGCAAGAGGATCTTTAGC